CGAAAGGGACGGTGCATAAATGCAGAGGCAGGAACGAGGAAGAAAGGAACCTTCGGAATTTAATGTTATTGTGAAGTGCAAGGATTTAATCAAGCACACATTCACGATCACGAACAGCACGGAGCGCTTCCCAAAGAAATACCGTTTTACCCTTGTGAACAGGATACAGGACAAAGCGGTGGATATTTACGAATGCGCGCTGGAGGCAAACGAATTAAACCTTCTTGACGCGCAGGAATTCAAGGAACGGCAGAGGCTTCAAGCAAAGGCAATGACCTATTGCAAGGAGCTTCTATTTTTCATAGAGCTTTCGCACGAACAGGGCTTCATATCAACGAACAGTTGTGAATATTGGTCTAAACTTGCGCTTGACGTGAAGTATATGTTAGCCGCGTGGAAGAAGCGGGATCGTGCGAGAGGGTGAACCGTTTGGGGTACATCTTGATACGCCTAATTCGTCGAACGCCAACAACGTCCGCAACGTCAATTCCGACGGTACGCTGAACAACAACAACGCGTACAACGGGAACAACGGCGTTCGCCCGCTTCGGTGGAAAATGAGATCGAGTAGGCATAAGCCGAAAGCAGAATACCACCATCAAAGGAAGGTGTATCCCGCCGCCGCGATCCACAACGGGGGCAAATACAGGATCGCCGATGCCGGAGCATTCCGCGCGGCGGAAGGCAAAGGCTACACACAGCGAGGAATTTTTATGACAGATTACGAGAAGATATATAGCTTCGAGAACCTATACAAAGCCTACCGAAAGGCGCGGCAAGGCAAGAGGTGGAAAGGAGCGGCGGCAAAGTTTGAAGTAAACCTTCTTGAAGCGCTGAACCTGTTAAGCTATCAGCTTAAAACGAAGAAGTACACGCTATCGCCGTACAACACGTTTGAAGTATTTGAACCGAAGCGGCGCGTGGTTATGTCGAACAGCTACAAAGACAAGGTTGTTCAACATTCACTTTGCGATAACGTGCTTGAACCGATCCTTACAAGATCGTTTATCACGGACAATTACGCTTCGCAGGTGGGCAAAGGTACGCATTACGGGTTAGACAGGCTTCGGGAGTTCTTGCGGAGGTTTTACCGTAAAAACGGAATTGACGGGTGGATATTGAAGGCGGATATTTCCAAATACTTCTATTCCATTAGGCACGACGTGTTAAAATCCTTAATCCGCAAGAAGATCACTGATCCGGACGTTTTGTGGCTTGTCGAAATGATAATCGACAGCACGGAAGGAAACGTCGGAATACCGATCGGAAATCAATCTTCACAGCTTTTCGCCCTTCTCTACCTCAATAATTTAGATCACTTCATCAAAGAGAAGCTGGGCATTAAGTATTACGGCAGATATATGGACGACTTCTTCTTAATACACGAAGATAAAGCCTATTTGCAGTATTGCCGCGCGGAGATCGAAAAACACGTCGCCGCGCTTGGCTTGTCTTTGAACAACAAAACGAACATTTACCCTTTGCGGAACGGTATTGATTTCTTGGGCTTTCATACATATTTGACCGAAACGGGCGCAGTAATTCGGAAGGTGCGCCGTCGAAGCAAGAACAATATGAAGCGCAAATTGAAGAAGATGCGCGGACTTGTGGAGCGGGGCAAGATCACGACGGCGACCGTTGAACAATCCTATAAAAGCTGGAGAGGACACGCCGAAAAGGGAAATTGTTATCACTTGATCCGGCGAACGGATCACTATTACAACAGGCTTTTCAATTCAAAGGAGGCGGAAAAATGTCAAAAGCATTAAGTTCACTTGCCGTGGGCGACAAGATCGAAGTTCCGGTTCTTTCGGCGTATCAATCGCGCTTCGGCGCAAAGATCATTTTCAAGGTTGCCGACAAGAACCACAGCGGCTATCCGTCGAATAGCGTAACGCTGATAACCGAAAGGATTATCCAGCTTATGTGTTCGGACGCGAAGGAGCCGAGCAACGGCAACAGCGATCGCAGAAACTACGGTAACAACAGGCATATTCATTCAAACATTCTGCAATGGCTGAACAGCAACGCGACGGCGGGAAACTGGTACAGCGCGAAGCACAGCGCGGACGCACCGCCGACGAACGCGAACGTATGGGACAATTACAACGAATACGACGCTTGGGCGGGCTTCCTTGCTAT